GATATAAATTAACCTTAGAAGATCCCAAAACGGGAGAAAAATATTCAGTTCGTAATTTTGAAATGGATGGGGAGTATAAAGGGGAAAAATTACCACAATGGTCATTAGTAAGAAAATCCACTAAGAATATAGAAGAACTAGTAAGAAAAGTGGGTGATTACTATCATGTAATGAAAAGAGTCCGTTTAAAAGGTAAAACATCTAAGGGTAAAGCAGGTAAGGGGAAGAGAAGATTTAAAAGAAACCCATCTGGTGAATATAAATACAAAACTATTAAAAAATATAAGCGTAAAAAAGACGCTACGGATCTCCAAAGAGCCATAGATATTAACTATTTTGGGGAATCTTTACAAATAACTTCGGAGGGGGATACTTACGAAAAAATGGCTGCTAAAGGTAAAAAAACAGGTACTTTAAAACAGGGTACTGTTAGAAAAAGATTAGG